CCAGTTCAGGCGCATAAAGTTCATTCACTTTTTCCGGCAAGCTGGAGCGCTGCGCCCGGACGTTTCAGAATGTCTTCCAGTGCTTCTTTACTTTCAGCAGACACAATACGCACAAGATAATTGTGTGCAGGTGCTACTTTATTGTCCATCGCCATTTCGTTGATGAATTTATTATAAGCGGTCTGATTCGGTTCAAAGGTGATTTCTTTTTTGCATACAACCAGATTAATTTTTCCATAAATAATTTTCTCTCTTAAATTAATTTCATCAACAAGCGTGTTATGCCGTGCAGCACACTGCCCGTATAACTCCAGATAAAGTGTCAGTAATTCCGCCGCGTCTTTTCCCTGCGTTCCACTCAGACGCGGCAGCTGCGTGGCGCATTTAGTTTTCAGGTTTTCCTGATAACGTACGTTCGGTACTGGTGACGGCGTCGTTGTACATGCGGACAAAGTCATCAGACAGACACTTATTGGTAAATACCGGCTTAACCACTTCTGTGCGGATTTCACGCGGTGGCGCATTTTTCAGTGCCTCCAGTTTGTCTTCCAGCCGGCGACCGGATGAACCGGCAATTTCAGCCAGTTGCTCCCCGGTCGCGGTGACCGCTTTTGAGACAGTCAATTCAACACTGTCCCGCTGCCAGCCGGCCGTTTTCCAGCCGGCTATAAATGCCAGAGCAAGGGTGAATAACCAGCCTGACACGACGCGATCCATCAGCGCACCCCGTTATGTTCCAGGCTGAAATGATTACCATCCGGTCTGGATTTGAAGCGTCCGCCCCAGGTACCACCCAGTGATTCCCAGTATTCCCCCAGTTGCCGGTAATCTTCCGTGCGGGTTTTAAATTCGCCCTTCACGAACAGATTAAAATCCACGGCCAGACGCAGGGTATGCAGAGTGTTAGAAATACCACTGCCTTTCTTCGCATTCAGCGCCGCCTGTTCTGGTGTACGGTACGCTTCACCAAACGTCAGCCACATACCGTTGGCATTGGCATACTGGATCAACAAAGCAATCATTGACGTAAAACGCTGTTGTTTCTCGCTCAGTGTCATTTCCCTGCCCCTTTATTAAAAATCCCTGCAAAACCCCGCTTACGCAGCCAGGCTTCCACCGCATTCTGCCCCAGAATACCCAGCGCGGAGCCAAATCCGGCTAATGCGAGCGGGTGAATATCCGGGACAAAGTACAGCGCTACCCCGGCAATCAGTGACAGCCCGCTGCCCACAATGACACGCCCCGCCACCAGACGAAGGGTGATCGGTTCATCACTGTTGAGCAATTTACCCAGCGCAATCAGCGCCCCCATGACTGCCAGTGCAATGAACCCCTTTTCGTACTCCTGCATCCCTGCTGCCTCTTATCCAATCAGGTTTTCCGTGGCTTCCGCTTCCAGATACGGCACACCGTTGATGTTGACGAACTTCGGACTGGTCACGAAGTATTTGATTTTATGCGTGGACACGCTGCCACCTTTTGGATCACCATCCAGAACGCTGTTGAGCTGCAGCTTGTTACCGAAGGTTTCCACCTTCATTTCTTCGCTGCCGGCTTTGGCGTAAAAAAGGAAGTCAACCGGAGGAATGCCACGCCATGACCCCGCTGAACGGGCTTTGGCTGTCAGAACCTGCAACACTTTGGAGCTGACTTCAATTTCCCCCTCGGCGGCAACATCACCATCCACATACCCGTCAGGCACACCGCGCGTCTGTGCGGCGGCGCTGTTATCGGTGATATCCAGCGAAATTTTTTCAATGTGGATCAGGTCGCCGTCCAGATAAATGTCAAAGGACATCCCTGAAATACGTTTGGTCATGCGCTGGCCTCCAGACTTGCATCCAGTAACAGACTGATGGTGATCTGCAGCGGTACTTCATACGTACGCACCACAATGTAAATATCCACCGCCTTTTTGTTCTTCCAGACAATGGTCACGTCACCGTCCTGTGGTGGCTTCACCTCGCCCGGAAATGACACGCCGTTAATGCTGGCTGCAGTGGACATTTCCCGCAGCGGACGGGCAAACAGCGTCTGGTGTGCGGCAATGCTGCCCGGTGTGCTGTTAAGTGAGCGATCGGCAATCTTACCGATCGCCAGCAGACGGACACGGCGTGCAGCCTTATCCACAATACGCAGCGTCTCGATGGACTGGTAATCACCGCCCTCAACGTCCAGCGTGCGCCCGTCAGCCCAGTAAAAGCCGTCATAGTCCGGATACCACATCGGCACGCTGTAGCGCTGTGCCTCCAGCGCCTGAAGTGTCGCCAGTTCCAGCGTTTCGCCGGCACCATCTTTCGGCAGTTCATCACTGCCCATACTCAGCAACGCGCCTGTTTTCACCCGCGCCGGACTGTCGGCGATGGTGACCGCTCGGTTGCAGAGACGGCCGGCCAGCACGCCTGGTTCATTCCCCCAGAGACGGGGTACCAGCTGTACCGCTTTTTCCGCGATACCTTCCTGAAGGGTGGACAGCCGCACCAGATAATCCGCCTGGGCTTCATCCTGCTGCATCCCCTGAACCGCCAGAATGAACCACACCCAGCGCCCGTATTTAGCAATCAGTTCAGATCGCAGCGTTGCCGCCTGGTTAATCTGCGCTTTCGCGGCAACATCATCAGACAGCACCACACCTTCCACCGAACAGGAGACCTGTGCGGCCTTAACGGCATCCACCCATGCCCCCGGCTCGCTGTCTGCGGCCAGCACATGAACAAATCCCCACCAGTTCTGGCCGGCGTTCGCCAGTGCGGCCAGAACATCACTTTTTAACGGGCTGTCACCCTCGCCCAGCAGCGCATCAAAATCACTCTGTGCGTTAACTGCCAGCGTCTTACCTACATTTTTGGTTCCCGTGCCGATAAACAGCAGCGTGCGCTCCACTTCCGTGGTTTCACCCAGCAGCTGATTTACCTGGTTTACGGTCACAATTGGCCAGGTCATGCTCTCCCCCTGATATCCTGCGCGTTAACATCCCAGCCGAACCCGATAGCCTGCAGCTGTCGCGCCAGCGCTTTGTTAAAATCATCCTGACCTATCCCCAGAAACGCCCTGGCAGGTAAATCAATCTGCCAGGACGTTTTGACCGGTTTGTCCTCCAGTATCCGGATAAGCAAACCTGCCTGTCTGGCGGTCATCCTTTCCTGTATTTCCTTATAACCGGGCTTACGCCAGCGCTTACCGCGCCTGACTTTATACCCGGCCTTGCGCAGGCGTTTCGCCTGTCGCAGTGATGCAGGCTTGTCCCCCTGCTCACGGCCTTCCACCTGCTTACGGTTGACGGTCACGCTCATGCCGTTCTGCTGGACATACCCCACCACGCCGGCTGGCAGATTTCCCTTCGCATTCCGGTAATGACCACCGGCCAGATACAGCCTGACTGACTCCGTTTCAGGCATTTCCCGGATGCGGATCAGTTTCGGCATATTGCGTAACATTTTGCCTTTTACGCCGGGTCTGTCGCCCCTGCCACTTATCCCCCTCCGGCGACTGCTGATTGCGCACATTACGCTTTGCTGCAGCTTCCACGCCGTATTTCGCCATACGCCACAACAGCCGGCGACGTTTCGCAGAAGGTAAATCCAGCTTTTTCAGCGCGTCCTGGAGCTGGCGGAACTGTTCCTTGTTCAGCTCGCCATTTATCATTCCTGCCCCTCACTGACCGGGATCACCGTCACCTCATCAGCCGTCCAGACTTCGGGGTTTGCCAGCTTCCAGCGCTGGCCATCAAACGGGATCTGGCCTTTGGGATCGGGAACCAGATTCAGCTCCTCAACCATTGGCAGCGTCACCACCATGATGGCGGTTTCCTGGTCGATGGTTTCGATATCAAATTCCGGCAGCTCGGCGTCAATGCCGGTTTCTTCAAAGAGCGTGCGCTCATCCTGGCAAAGCCACGACATAAACAAAGCCATCAGGATTTTGGGATCGTACTCACGGTAGGGATAACGCTCCCACGTCAGCACGGCGTTATAACGGATGATGGCAATGCGGTACTGCCCCAGCCCGGTGTCCCGCTGTGCCGGGATGAACGCGATCTCGTCCATCTGGCTGTCAAAACCCTGCATTGCCCGCCTGGGCATGTTGGCAATGAGAAAATCGGTTAATGCCGTTAACTGGCTCATATCATGGCCACCGTAATGCGTTTCAGCCCTTTGATGCGGCGTACCGCCAGTGTGGACTCAGCAATCAGGCTGGAGCGGGTTTCGTCACTTTCCTGCCCCGGATGGCTCTCACGGCGACCAACAGAGGCAAACTCGCCCATCAAATCAGCTTTGGCGCGGGCATATACCGCTTTGCTATAACGGGCGCACAACAGATTTTCGCCGTCAATTTCCACGCCCGGAACGTCCGCCGCGCTCTCATGGCCAGCACTGCGATACCTTGCCGCCACACTGACCAGATCATCATTGATTTCACCGGCTGCAGTCAGCAGCGCCTGACGGATGGTAGCCGCATCGATATCGGCCGGAATGGTGCGCTGGGACTGAAAATCCTTCACGCTCAGGTCAGGCCAGAAGCCATCATTCTTCAGAGTGGCATCGTCAAAATCAATTGAAGTTCCGCTGAACATCCTGTTTCTCCGGAAAAAAGCGGGCTGGCCGGTTTCCACGGGCGATACGCTTATGCGATCCCCTCCACCGCGCCCGCTTTCGGGTCGGTAGCTTATTAATCACTCATCCCAATATGGACCAATCATTCCGCAATGTGGTCGATAAGGGTAAAAGTAATTGGCAGTGACGCCGCTAACTGTCACCACGGATTCTTTGAATTGAAGGCCAGATTCACGTACTGCATTAATTGCTTCTGACAATTTCTGCAGTGCTTCTTCCTGGTTCAAAGCCTCAACGCTCAATGTGAATTTCCTGGTGTTAAAGTCGCCAGTATTTACACTAACTGAGTGAGTATGTTGTCCATTCGGCATAGTTAAGCCTTCCAGAAGATAAAGCTACTTATCCAGTGCCCGCAGACGTGCAGCAATACGCTGCAACATCGTGCCAACACCACATTTAGGGTCGAATCCCTTCGCCTGCTCCAGCAGTCCCTTAGCCCGGAGCAATACTTCCCTGTCTTCCGTTGCCGCTGCGCGTGGCTCTCCGTTTTCATCGCGTAGCAGGTGCAGACCGGCAAACTTCAGGTATTTGGCCTTAATGACCTCATACACATTCCAGTGCTGCGTCACGTTTTCCAGCGTACGGCCAAAATACGGCTCCACATCATGTCCCTCAACGGCTTCCGCTTCCGCCCAGGACAACACCGTATCCGCCACAAACACCGGGAACGTACTGCCGAACGCGGCCGGGGTTTCCTGCCCCAGTGCTACGGCCACGTCCGCCCAGTCCAGCGCCTGGTCAAACTGGCCTGTATCAAACAGCCAGACGACACACCAGGCAAAAACAGGATTCTGTTGCACACTGTCACCTTCCAGCCAGGATTGCGCGGTCGGCATCCAGCGCGGTAACAGCACATCACGCTTAAATTCCATACGCTCAGCGCGGCTTTCAATCGCTGCGGCCGCGGCGACATCTTTCTCCAGCGCAACAATCTGAATATGCAGGCTGGTTTCCGTGTCCAGAGACTGCTGCTGTCGCAGTAACCGCTCCGCTTCAATTCGTGCGCTGTGGCGCTGTGCCGGTGACAGTTGCATTCAGTTCCCCTTATTCCCCTGCAGGTGGCGCGACCGGAGCCCCGATAGTTACCGCACTTTCATCAAACGCGGCGTACAGTTCCGGATACTCAACCGCATAACCTTCGTTACGCAGGTATTTGTTTTCGTACTGTTTACGGTCTTCCACAAACTCAGCCTTACGCTGGCGTGTACCGCGCTGGGTGTAGATGTGCAGGTTCGGCAGCGTGGTGACGATCATACGTTTACCCGGCATGAACGGCGGAACGTATGCCGTGCGGCCGGCGATACTGTCAGACAGCAGCTGCGCGGCGATCTTCTCGGTTGGCTTATCCGCTTTCTGGTACAGGCGGAAAGATTCAGCCGCCACAAGGTCAGCGCCGACCAGCACCACCAGACGCGGGTCATTACGGTACTGTGCCGGGATTTTGGCGTTGATAAGGTCGGATGCCATCGCATCGAGCGAGACATAATCACCTTTACCGTCACCATCGAGCACAACCGAATCGGTGATAATCTGCTGGCCATCCTTCCACTCTTTAACGATCTGGTGCCAGCCCTTGTTCACATCTTCGCCGTTCGGGTTCTGCTCGGCGTCCGTGGTTTCCGCAATGGTTTTCCCGTTAAAGCCGATACGCAGCATATCCAGCGCAAATGACTGGTTGGTAAATTCCTGCACACGCTGGAAGAACTCTCCTTCATCGCCGGCATTCGCCCAGACAGAAAGCAACTGCCAGGTCAGCGCTGCACAGGAATCGGTTTCGACCAGCTTGTAGTCATTGCCACTCACGCCCACTTTCTTACGGAAGCGGCCATCCAGCACGCGCCCGGTATACAGGCCAGAACTGCCGACCGGAACCACCTGCCCCTGTAACTGGTCAACATCAGCAACAGTGATCAGATTCAGGAAATCAGACTGTTCCAGCAACGCGTTGCGCAGTTGGGTCTCTTTCGGGTCGGTCAGCGCAAACCAGCGGTCATCTTCATTAGCACCGTAGGATTCACGCAGTCCGGTGTGGTACTGACGCAGAAACTGACGGGCTTTTGCATTCAATTGCATATTCATTTTCCTTAAAGAAAATCAGCATCATCCCTTACAGGAAGTTGAAGCCTTTTTTGCCCTTGCTGAACTGCTTGTTCGGCAGCTTAGTAACCTTCTCGTTCAGCTTGCTGAAACCCTTTACCAGCTCCGGCAGGTTGCCAACCAGACGCGCGAAATCTTCAGTATCAACCACCTCTTTCACGGTATCCACATCGTCCTGCACGTCAGACATAGCAGCTTCAATTGCGCTAACGCGATCTTCCAGCGAGGCCAGCGCATCAGCCAGTGCCTGCATGGCATCAGACGGTACCGGATCCGGGTCAGGTGTCTGCTCCGGTTCTTCGATACTGAAAAAATGGCGCCAGCCTTTTTTCTCTGCTTTAGACA